GTAAACGCTCAGTTAAATATAACTGCAAAAAATAACACTTCTTACGCTCTAGCTGCCTAAAAACCAGCAGGCGTGACCCGACTCGGATTGCTCGTGTCTGATGATAGGTCTTATTATTAGCGAGATACGATCAAACTTTGTCTAGCGGTTTGATAAGAGATTGATAGGCTCGCAGTTCCTGGGCTTGAGTTATGTGTCGAGGGACTGTTAAAACAATACATAACCTATGGTTGTAGACAAATATGTTGGCAGGTGTTTGGACGTGGGTTCGACTCCCACCGGCTCCATTATTCTTTTGCATTCTTTTGCATTCCTTTCTAAAACGTTGTTAAAACAACGTTTTTTATTTTTGTCTTTGGTATTCCTTAATATTCTTTTGCGAAAAAGGCAGACCCTAAAACAGACCCTCTTTTTGAAGAAGGTCTGTCGTATTTAAAAATCTATAAAATTTGCAAAACGTTCTCCGATATCGTCCTTCGCTTGAGTGGTTATATGGGTATATACGTTCATTGTCGTTTTTAAATCTGAATGCCCGAGCCGGTATTGGACTTGTTTTAATGTCATTCCAGCTTCAAAACATAGACTTGCGTGAGTATGTCTGAACCCGTGGATTTTAATCGGTTTTAGCTTGCTATCTTTCAAAATTCCAAGCAACCATTTTCTTGGTAAAGTGCTCGGAATTGGTTTTTTGAATTCATTTTCAAAAATGTATCTTGTATTTGGATTTTTCTTTCTCCATTTTTTTAAGATATTTTGAGTAGTCTGATCTAAACTAATCAATCGATTGCTGCTTACTGTTTTAGTAGAGCCTATTTCTTCGCCCGTAAATCCTCTTGTAACAGCCTTGTTAATATTCAGAGTGTTATCGTTCCAGTCTTCCCATTCAAGGGCTAAAATCTCCCCTTTTCGAGCTCCAGTAAAAGCTAGAAGACGAAATAGAACTAACTTTTCTAAATCCTTAGTCTTAGCAACTAGTTTCATGAATGTTTTTAATTCATCCTTGTTATAGAAGTCGCTCTTACTATCAACTTTCTTTCTAACAGTCGTCACTACACTATCGACTGGATTGGTTTCAATATAACCATGCCTGATAGCGTATTTGAAAACATGATTCATAAGACCTTTTAACTTACGACCATAGACTAATTTTTTAGACCATTCATTTACTTGCTCTTGCATTTGAATAGCTGTTATAGTAGCAATATTTCTGTTTCCAAAAGCGGGGTATATGTGGTTTTTAAAATTCCTAGAGGTTTTTATATAAGTGCTATCTTGCACGGTATCAGCATATTCTTTGAGCCATTTTTTCGAGATTTCCTCGACAGTTATTTCTTTCTTAATTTCTTCTTCACTTTCAAGATCACTTTGAAGTTGAAGTAGTGCTGCCCTTGCTTTTGCTTTTGTGGTAAATCCTCTCCGTTTAATATACTTGTCTTTTCCGTTTTCTTTTCCTACGTATATTCTAAAACCGTAAGCTGTCTCACCGTTTTTCTTTTTATAAGATTTTATTTCCACTGCTTATCACCTCGTCGTCATTTTTTCAGAGCGGGGGATTTTTTAATTAGTTATTTACTACTACTTTCATTGATTTTTTCAAGGCACCACTTTCTTTCGCAATAGTTGTATCATCTTCCACTTTCACATATAGCTTAGGAGAGTAAGTAGAACCCAAATCATAACCATTTTCTATTGCCCAAGTTTTAAAAGTGCTTTCTTTAATTTGGTACAGATTGTCAGCAATTTGTTGAATTTCTACTTTGGAATAATATTTAGCTTCTTGAGGAAGATACAAGCCAAGGGCATTTTTTCCTATTGGTTTAGCAACAACTTGATAACCTGTATTTGCTAACTGATTATTGATTTCAGTAGTCAAATGAGTAGCAAATTCTGTATTAGACGCTTCTGTATATTCAGGACCATCATTTTTTATTTCTTGGGTTGTACTTGTTTCACTAGTTTTTTCACTAGTTTTTTCTTCTTTTGTGTTTTTTGTACTTTCAGATGAAGTGGTAGTAACAACTTGTGTTGTGATTGGTTGTGTATTTTCGGTTTTTGTTGTATCTGCTTTGAAGAAAGTTCCAATAATAAAGCTAGAGCCTATCAGAACAGCGATTGAAATATTTCTATATTTTTTATTTGGACTTTTTTTGATAAAAAACCAAATGCCAAATGCTGAAGCTAAAAAAATTAACACTAAAATATTCTTTAAAATTTCCATTTATTTTTTCTCCTTTTTTCTTGGATTTTAAATCCATTTATTAAATAACTATTTTAATAATGCCTGGTATTCTTCCTTGACCATTACTTCTTCAGTAGTGGTTTTTAAATTATAGTATTCCATGAATTTTAAATAATTAAAATCTGCTGGATCATCTAAATTTTCCAAAGCATCTACTAATAGATGATGAATCATATTTCTATTAGCTTCATTCTCACATCTTAGTATAGCGTTATGATATTCTTCTTTGGTATGTTCTAAATGTCCTAATTCATGCAATATGACTTGTTTTTGTTTCTCAGGCGCTAAGTCCTTGCTCACGAATACAACTTTTATCTCGTCAATATAAATGCCGTTACGATTCCACAAATCCTTATCGAAGTATTCAATCTTGACACCGTATTTTTGGCAAATGTCTTCAATGCTCATTTTCTATTAAGATATATTTCTATTATGTTTTGAATGGCTTCAATATCATCTTCATTCAAAGGCTTACCGTCAAAAGTTTTAGCATTTTCAGCCATTTTGCGTAGATCGGATGAAGTGTATTCGGGTTCAGTTTTTACATCACGTTCACGAGGAACATCATAACCCATCAACCACGCTTCAGAGACATCAAATGTTAATGCCAATAAAGCCAACTTCTTTTGATCAGGTGCTTGCACTCCGTTCACATATTGAGAAAGGGCGCTTTTTCCAAGTTTTACACCTAACTTTTCTTGAAATTGTTTTGAATTATTGATGATATCAACTTGTTTCCAATTTTTTTCGGCCATTAATTCACGTAGCCTATCAGAAGTTTCATATTTTCTCATTGCGTTCATCTCCTTATTTCTCCTATATTATAACACAACACGAAAAAAAGTTCAAAAAAAATGAAAAAAATCGTTGACAAAGTTCATGGAGCATGATATACTTAAATCACATCGAAAGTTCATGTTACATGAACACTAGAAAGGAGGAAAGAAATGAGTAATGATTATTCAAAATTGCTAGGAAAAATCACAGAGAAGTTTGGGACACAAGCAGAGTTCGCAAACGCTATGGGAGTTTCTGAGCGTAGTATCTCGTTGAAGTTGAATAATAAGGTATCTTGGAAAGATAACGAAATTTCAAAAGCAGTTGAAATTTTAGAAGTTGATCCAAAAGATATTCCGGCTTATTTTTTTAAGTATAAAGTTCATGTTACATGAACAAAAAAGCACCTGACGGGAATCAGGCGCTCACTAAATTATTCACTTACAGTATATCACAGAAAAGGAGGAAATGCTAGTGGCAATAGAACTCTTTGGTAACGAATGGAAAGAAGAACTTTTTGAAGACTTAGTAAAACTTAATATCGAAGCCATAAAAGAAGCAAATAGAAGAATTTCAAAACAATTCAATATGGTTCCTATCAAAGAAGTTATGGACGCTACAGGATGGGGAAGAAAAAGAATTGAAGATTTTAGAGATCAAGGGAAATTTAGCTATCAACAAAATGCAAAAGGCGGTAAATACTTATACGACTTGGATGATGTATTAAGATTTCAACAGCAACTTATGAAATAGGAGTTTTAACATGAAGCTATTAGATAAACTAGCAAAATATTTTTTCGCACCACAAAAAATCGAAGAAAAAAATCTTGATTGGCGAGTGGTGGCGTTAGACCTTAACCAACAACTTATCGGATCCGAAATGGAAAAGCAAGAACTTTATCAGCGAATCGCAGACCTTGAAAAATTATTGGAGGTATAAACGATGATAGAACCAAACATCACAGAGCAATTATTCGGAGTTGCAATTATGCTTTTAGGAATTTTCGTTCTTATGCTCTTTACAATGAAGCATGAAAGTAAAGAAATTGAAGCGACAGAAGAAGTCACAACGGACTTTTACACGATTGCACGAATGAACCTAAAAAATTCTGACAAACAATTCACTTATGACGTCGAACCTCCTATTGGGTTGGAGTAGAAAGGGTACTAAAAGATGGATAAAGGAATTCAAGAAATACGTTACCCGCGGGTACGTTTACCAAAAGAGATATATGATCGCGTAGCTGATATTGCTAACGAGTGCGACATGAAAATGAGTGATGTTATTGCTCAATTAACGGAATTTGCTTTTAAGCATATTGAAGTTAAAGAGGAACAAATCCTAGTCAAGAAACTATATATTGGAGACTAAAAAATGGTAACAATCAATAAACTTGAAATTGAAAACGTCAAGCGCGTTAAAGCGGTCAAAATTGAGCCTTCAGCAAAAGGCTTGACAATCGTCGGTGGTAACAATAATCAAGGAAAAACAAGCGTATTAGACGCGATAGCGTGGGCGTTAGGTGGCAATAAGTACAGGCCATCACAACCACAACGCGAAGGAAGCACTATCCCGCCAAGCCTGAAAATCACGCTATCGAATGGCCTTATTGTTGAACGTAAGGGCAAAAATAGTGATTTAAAAGTTATTGATCCAAGCGGAAACAAGGCCGGTCAGAAATTGCTCGATAGTTTCGTGGAAGAATTGGCGCTTGACCTTCCGAAGTTTATGGAAATGAACGATAAGGAGAAGGCTACAACGTTATTACAGATTATCGGAGTAGGCGATCAATTAGTTCAGCTTGAAATGGAAGAAAAAGCAAAATATCAAGAGCGTCATGCTATCGGAGTGATTGCAGACCAAAAAGAAAAGTTTGCGAAAGAGCAGCCGTATTATCCAGACGCACCAAAAGAGCTTGTTTCGATTGCGGAATTGATTCAGCAGCAACAAGAGATTCTCGGACGAAATGGCGAAAACGCCCGTAAACGTCAGAATTTAACAAGAATCGAAAACGAATATCAAGGGGCGCTTGCAGATGTCGAACGACTTAGCAAAATGCTAGAAGAAGCTCGAGAGAAAGAGCAAGGGCTAGCGCAAGACTTGGATATTGCTCGCAAAGACGTGCAAGAGTTGATTGATGAATCAACGCAAGAGATTGAAGAAAGTATCGCGAATATCGAACAAATCAACTTGAAGGTTCGAGCGAATTTTGACAAAGACAAGGCAGAAGAAGACGCGAAAGTTTATCGTGAACAATATCGCGAATTAGACCTTGTTATTGAAGGAATACGCAAGCAAAAAACAGACTTGCTCACAAACGCGGACTTACCACTTCCGGGCTTATCGGTGGATGATGGCGAACTCTTGTATCTCGGTCAACGCTGGGACAATATGAGCGGTTCGCAACAATTACAAGTCGCGACGGCTATTGTCCGTAAGCTCAAGCCTGAATGTGGGTTCGTTCTTATTGACAAGCTCGAGCAGATGGACCAGATCACACTCACGGAATTCGGAGCATGGCTTGAAAAAGAAGGATTGCAAGCTATTGCGACAAGAGTTTCAACGGGCGGAGAATGCTCAGTCATTATCGAAGACGGTTACAGCGTCAAACCAAACAGTTTTGAAAACGGACTATTAAACGGGGCAACAAATGGCGCACAAGAAACAGTCGCTCCAACTTGGCAAAACGGATTTTAATTAAAGAAAGAAGGAAACAACATGAAACACACAGACAAATTCGCAGTATTAAGACATAAAGAAACAGGAGCTTTTTTAGACAAGTATAAAAGCAAAAAAGGAACGTTTGCTTATTCTGCTGAATATACAGAAGAACTTAAACGCGCTGCAAAAAATGAACTCAAGGTAATCAAATCCCAAAAAGAAGACTTTGAAAAATTAGCAAACGCACTCAATTGTGAAATTTTAGTCGTCGAAGCAGAATACACACTAAAAACGCTAGACGGCAAAGAGCCGGAAGACTTAACCGAAGTTATTGAAGACGCAAAACGGAAATATATCGAAGGACTTCTAAAAGGTTTACTAAACGACGACGAGGAGGACTAAGAAATGCAAATTACAAGAGGAAGGAAGGCGCGGGCTCAAAAAGTCGTGATTTATGGCCCTGAAGGAATCGGAAAATCAACTTTTGCAGCACAATTCCCGGAGCCCGTATTCATTGACACGGAAGGCTCGACAGATAATATGGACGTCGCTCGGATGGATAAACCGACAAGCTGGACCATGCTAAAGAATGAAATTGCATTCATTAAAGCGAATTCGGACGCTTGCAAGACTCTAGTTATCGACACGATTGACTGGGCGGAACAGCTAGCCGTATCTTATGTATGCTCACAACACCAAAAGAACGGAATCGAAGATTTTGGGTGGGGCAAGGGTTATACATACGTTCAAGAAGAAATCGGGCGCTTGTTGAATAGCTTATCCGAGCTTGTGGATATTGGAATCAACGTTGTCTTAACCGCTCACGCTCAAATTAAGAAGTTCGAGCAACCGGACGAAATGGGAGCGTATGACCGATACGAATTAAAACTCGGACAAAAGACGAGCTCGAAAACAGCTCCGCTTGTCAAAGAGTGGGCGGATATGGTCCTATTCGCGAATTATAAGACGCTTGTTATGACGACGGACGACGGCAAGAAAAAAGCGCAAGGCGGAGAGCGTGTTATTTATACCAACCATCGTCCAGCGTGGGACGCAAAAAACCGTCACGGTTTACCGGATCAATTACCGTTTGATTTTGGAAGTATCGCGCATATCTTCGCAACTCAACAAGTGACACCGCAAACACAACCTAAACCAGTACAAGCGGAAACGCAACAACCTGAAATTGCAGAAACACTAAACGCAATCGCGGATGATATTAAACAAGAGCGCGAACGTGCTAAACAAGCACAAGTGCAAGAACAACCGCAAGCAACCGGCTTATTACCACAAGCACTTATTGATTTAATGACACCGCATAACGTGACAGAAAACGAATTGCAAGACGTCGCTTATATCCGCGGACACTTCCCGATGGGAACGCCGATTGAAAATTTCCCAAGCAATTATTGGGATATGATTGTGGCGAATTGGGACGCTACACTTGAGGTTATTCAAAACCAAGTCCGCGCAACCCCTGAAATGCCATTTAACACTAACAATTTATAATTTTTTGAAACAAAAGGAGAAATAAAAATGACACAACAACAATTTAACAATACTAACAACTTTGACCGCGAATACGACTGGAACGACACTATCCAAAAGGACTCGGAATTCGTTCTATTACCTGAAGGATTGTACTATTTCACAGTCAAAAGCTATGACCGCGGACGTCACACACCGAACCCGCAAAACCCGGGCAAGTTACCAGCTTGCAACAAGGCAACGATTCACGTTTTGATTGAAGCGAACGAGGGCGAAAAAGAACTCACGCACAACCTATTCTTGCATAGCTCAACCGAGGGAATGTTATCTGCTTTCTTTGGTTCAATCGGACAAAAACGTAAAGGCGAACCGCTTCGCATGGACTGGAACGCGATCATCGGTAAAGTCGGAGTATGTAAGGTTGGAATTCGTGAATACAACAACAATAAATACAATGAAGTTAAGAGCATGATTTACGCGGAAGACGTGGACTATACAAAAGTTTTGAACGCGCAACCGGGGCAAGCAATGGCTAAATATCAACAACCACAACAAGGATTCCAACAACCAACGCAAGGATTCAATCCCGGGCAATTTTAAGGGGGGTATAAATGGAATTACGGCCTTATCAACAAGAGGCGCGGGAAGCAGTTCGGAAGGAATGGACGGAAGGGCGAAAACGTACCCTTCTAGTCCTTCCAACTGGAACGGGGAAAACGGTCGTCTTTTCAAAAATTATTGAAGACCAAGTTAGAGAAGGAAAACGCGTCCTTGTCCTTGCTCACCGCTCCGAATTATTAGATCAAGCAAGCGATAAACTCAAGACCGCGACGGGACTCGGTACGGCACTAGAAAAAGCGGAGAATACTTCTATCGGTTCATGGTATCGAGTCGTTGTCGGTTCAGTTCAGACTATGCAGCGGGAGAAACGCTTGAATCAATTCCCGCCCGATTGGTTCGATGTGATTGTGGTCGATGAAGCTCACCACGCTATATCAGATGGATATCAAAAGGTATTGAATTACTTTAAAGACTCGGAAGTTTTGGGGGTAACGGCTACACCGGACCGGGGAGATATGAAGAACCTTGGCTCTTACTTCGACAGTCTAGCTTATGAATACTCATTAGTGCAAGCAATTAAAGACGGGTATCTATCCAAGATTAAAGCCTTGACAATTCCGATTGACCTTGACTTGTCGAGTGTTTCAATGTCTGCTGGTGACTTTAAAGCTAGCGACGTCGGAACGGTACTTGATCCTTATCTCGTACAAATTGCGGATGAAATGGCTGAATATTGCAAGGATAGGAAAACAGTCGTCTTTCTTCCACTTGTGAAGACTAGCCAAAAATTCCGCGATATCTTAAACGAGCGAGGATTCAAGGCTGCTGAAGTCAACGGCGAGTCGAAAGACAGAGCGGAAGTGCTCGAAGACTTTGAAAAGGGACGTTATAACGTTCTTTGTAACTCTATGCTTTTAACGGAAGGGTGGGATTGTCCTTCGGTTGATTGCGTGGTGGTATTAAGACCAACAAAAGTACGGGCTCTTTATTCGCAGATGGTAGGACGTGGAACGCGCCTATTTCCCGGAAAAGACGAGCTTTTATTACTCGATTTTTTATGGCACACAGAACGACACGAATTATGCAGACCGGCTCACTTGATATGTGAGAGTCCCGAAGTGACTAAAAAAATGGTCGAGAACATGGAAGAAGAAACGGGAGTCGTGATTGACCTTGAGCAGATGGAAGTTAAGAGCGCGGAAGACGTGATTGTGGAACGTGAAGAAGCACTTGCGAAACAACTTGCTGAAATGAGAAAACGGAAACGAAAACTTGTTGATCCGCTTCAATTTGAAATGTCAATTCATGCCGAAGACTTATCGAGCTATGTCCCTAGCTTTGGGTGGGAAATGTCCCCGCCGTCAGAAAAACAACTCAGAGCACTCGAAAAGTACGGTATTTTTACCGAAGAAGTCGGGAACGCCGGGAAAGCTAACTTATTACTTGACCGTTTGAATAAACGTCAAAGTGAGGGTCTGACTACACCGAAACAGATTCGCTTCCTTGAAAGTCGAGGTTTTAAAAACGTCGGAATGTGGTCGTTTGAAAGTGCTAGAAATATGATTGACCGAATAGCAGCGAATGGCTGGAGATTGCCAAAAGGCGTCGTTGCAAGGGAATATACACCAAGTTAAGAAAGGGAAGAATGAAATTTTTAGATTTATTTGCGGGGATTGGTGGTTTTCGTTTTGGGATGGAAAGCGCCGGCCATGAATGTATAGGATTTTGTGAGATTGACAAGTTCGCAAGAGCAAGCTATAAAGCAATCCACAACACAGAGGGAGAAATAGAATTACATGATATTACAACAGTCACAGACGAAGAAATCAGAAATATTGGACACGTTGACGTTATTTGCGGGGGCTTCCCGTGTCAATCTTTTAGTATTGCTGGATCAAGAAGAGGATTTGAAGACACTAGAGGAACTCTCTTCTTTGAAATTGCACGATTTGCCGATATTCTTAAACCCAAGTATCTTTTTCTTGAAAACGTTAAAGGACTCCTTAACCATGATCGAGGAAACACCTTTAAAACAATCCTCGGAGCGCTTGATGGACTGGGGTATGATGTCGAATGGCAAGTGCTTAACAGCAAAAATTTCTCCGTCCCTCAAAATCGGGAGCGAGTGTTCATTATCGGACATCTTAGAGGAGAACGTACCAGAAACGTTTTTCCTATCATCAGAGAAAATGAACAATCTGATCCTCAACAGTCAAAAATAGAAATAGTAGGGAATACAAAAAATCCGAATGGAACACGGCAAGGAACAAGGTCGATCGTGCATAGCGCAAATGGCATTGTCGGAACTTTAACCGCAACAGATTACAAAGAGCCAAAACAAGTCGCTATACCCGTACTTACACCAGATCGAGCAGAAAAGCGACAAAATGGGCACAGATTTAAAACGGATGGAGAGCCTATGTTTACGTTGACTGCTCAAGATAGGCACGGTGTTGTTGTAGGGAATGAAATCAAAAAGTTTGGAACAATCGAGCCTAATTTCAATCAGAGCGGTGTGGTCTATGAAACTGATGGCATCGCACCAACAATCAGAGCCTACCAAGGCGGTGGTCTTGAACCTAAAATCCGAGTCAAAGAAGCAACACAGCAAGGATATGCTGAAGCAGAAATCGGAGATAGCGTAAATCTATCTCATCCAAACTCTAAAACTCGCAGAGGTAGAGTTGGAAAACAAATTGCCAATACTCTTTTGACAGGAGAGAGCCAAGGGGTGGTTGAGCCTGATTTCAGAATTAGGAAACTAACACCTAGAGAGTGTTGGAGATTACAAGGTTTTCCAGATTGGGCTTTTGATAAGGCGCAAGAGGTCAACTCAAACAGTCAACTATACAAGCAAGCAGGTAATAGCGTTACAGTCAATGTTATTTCTGCAATAGCGGAAAGGTTATGAAGAAAGAAAGGGTAAAATGAACAACGAAAGAGAATTTGACTTATTGCCATTATTAGAGCATATCAACCCGGCCGTTTTATCCTATCAAGAATGGATAAATGTCGGGATGGCTCTAAAACATGAAGGATATACTGCTTCGGATTGGGATAATTGGTCGCAAAATGATAGCCGGTACCGTAAATTTGAATGTTTTAAGAAATGGGACACTTTCAACGAACAAGCGGGCTCGATTGTAACGGGCGGGACAATCGTCCAACTAGCAAAAGACCACGGATGGGTGAACCCGTACTCAAGCGACAGCGAAGGCGCTCACGAATTAGACTGGAACGATACCATTGATAGAGATTATCGAGTTATTGATAAAAACTGGATTGAGGGTAAAGAGATCCATGAGCCTACAATTTGGAATCCAGTCCAAGAAATTATCCGATACCTTGAAGCCTTATTTGAATCGTCCGAAAATGTTGGATATGTCACGGAAAGCTATCCAAAAGTAAACGACGAAACGGGCGAGATAGAGAAATGGCTTCCGACAAAAGGAGCGTATGACCGGACAGCGGGGCAACTGATTGAGCAACTTTCCAAGTGTAACGGTGATATCGGGGCCGTCCTTGGCGACTATCACAAGGAAGCTGGCGCGTGGATCCGATTCAACCCGTTAGATGGCAAGGGAGCCAAAAATGAGAACGTGACTGATTATCGGTACGCGCTCGTTGAATCGGACAGTATGAGCGTTGAGAAACAAAACGCGATCTATAAAGAGCTCGAATTGCCGATCGTGGCCCTTGTGTACAGCGGGAATAAGTCCTTACACGCTATCGTGAAAGTGGACGCGGGTAGCTATGACGAATACAGAAAGCGCGTTGACTACTTATATAAGATATGCCAGAAAAACGGAATTTCAGTCGATACACAAAATAGAAATCCGTCGCGCTTATCTCGTATGCCCGGATTCGAGCGAAACGGACAAAAACAATTCCTTGTCGATACTAATATCGGAAAAAGAAATTGGGAAGAATGGTATCAGTATATCGAGGACTTGAACGACGACTTGCCTGATCCGGAAGGCCTGGGCGATAGCTGGGACAATCTTCCAGAGTTAGCTCCTGAGTTGATTAAAGGAGTTCTTCGCCAAGGTCACAAAATGCTGATTGCCGGACCGTCCAAGGCTGGTAAGTCATTCGCCTTGATCGAAATGTCAATTGCAATTGCAGAGGGCAAGAAGTGGCTCGGCTGGGATTGTAACCAAGGTCGTGTCCTCTATGTCAACCTGGAGCTAGACCGTCCGTCAGCCTTGCATCGCTTCCGTGATGTTTATCAAGCGATGGGATTGGCACCACAGAATATCAACAACATCGATATCTGGAATCTACGTGGAAAAACCGTACCGATGGACAAGCTAGCACCTAAGCTCATTCGTAGAGCTTTGAAAAAGAACTACATCGCAGTCATCATTGACCCGATTTACAAGGTGCTTACTGGCGACGAAAACAGCGCGGACCAGATGGCACACTTTACTAATCAATTCGATAAGGTGGCCACGGAACTTGGTTGCTCGGTCATCTACTGTCACCACCACTCGAAAGGCTCACAAGGTGGCAAGAAGTCCATGGACCGTGCTAGTGGTTCTGGTGTATTCGCTCGAGATCCTGATGCACTTATCGACTTAGTAGAGTTGGAAGTGTCTGAAGAATTACTAACGCAGCGTTTAAATCAAGCGACGTGCCAACTCTTCCAACGAGCACTACAAGAGCGAAATAACACTTATTACCAACAGAATGTCGGACTAGATGACCTATTGAGTCCTGCGCAGATGCGGACGCACTTCGAGAAAGGTATTCCTGATGTCATGGCTCGGGCTCCTTATGTAGACAGGCTCGAGGAAGTACGCAAGCAAATACAGATAGCTACTGCATGGCGCGTCGAAGGTACGCTTCGAGAGTTTGCCAAGTTCAATCCGGTGAATATGTGGTTCAGTTATCCAGTACATGCGCTTGATAAATCAGGAGTGCTAGCTGATATACAATTGGAAGATGATAAGCCAGGGTGGATGAAAGCTAAAGAAACTCGCAAAAAGAATGCGAAGGAAGACAAAAAGCAAAAGCTGAAAGAGTTTGACGAAGCAATCGAAAATGCGAAATTTGGCGAGCCGCCATCAAAAGAAGATGTAGCTGAGTATTTGGGAATTTCTGTAAAAACAGTTACTCGCAGATTGAATTCATCTAAAAAATACTGGTTCGACAAGAACTCAAATTCAATAAAAGAAAAAGGACAAGACCATAAAAACGTGGTTGTGTCCGAATAAGACAACACCATAAAATTATGGTTGTGTCTTTGTCTCGAAAAGGAC